CAGTAGGTGGTTTAGTTTCTTTCTCTGGTTTTATTTCAACAAGTATTGTTTTACCTTCTTTAAATGTTATTTTCAAATCAAGATAATACTTATGGTATCTTTTATCTATTTCATAGTAGTATGGAACAACAGTTTCTTCTGAACTCCAATACTGAACTTTAGGGTTTTCATCACACCACCGAAAGCAATGCCTTTCCCACAAAGACCTATAGATAACATTCTCATAGTCACCTTTATATTTTTTTGTATTTTTTACTCGATATCTTCCTTTGTATGTCTTCATTTCAGTATAAATAGAACTATAATAAACTATTTATTAGAGTAACATATGGCAGATTTCGGTAAAACATTAGTAAATTTTGGAAAAGAAGTTCTTTTCGATTCACTTCCAGAAGCAGTACCAGTTCTAAAAGGCAGAAAAGATTTAGAATATCCACTCAATAACCCAGACGATTACAAAGGTAGACTCATGTTTAGTATCTTCGAAGAAGAACCTTTAGACATTGCCGCACTTACAGGTTTATCTGGTATCTTTGCTAAAGATTCAGACACAACTGAAATTACAAGTGATGGAGAAGATACAGAAGAGTTCAAAGGTGAAGGTGTAGCATATCAAACTAAAGAAGGTGCTGGTTCTAAATTATCGCAAATAGATAAATCGGTAAAACTTTTTACGCCTGTTGCATTACAGTTTAGAGATAACGTTGCATATGATAATGCAGATTTAGGTTTTGGTGGTGGTATAGGTGAGGCAGCGGCCAAAGGTGGTAAAAATATTCTAACTTCACTTCTTGGTGGTATAGGGTCAACATTAACTTCTGGTTTATCTGGTAATGCTGGTGGTGATTTAGGTAAACTTGCAATGACACAAGTAAGTGTGGCAAAAGTTGCAGGTGAAGGTGCCAATTTAGCAGTAAAACAGGCCGCTGGTGTAACAATGAATCCAAATACTCGTGCATTATTTAAGTCAGTAGCACTTCGAGAGTTTGCATTTACATTTAAATTTATTGCTACGTCTGAACGAGAAGCAGACGAGATAGACGAAATCATTAAGTTTTTTAGAACTGAATTATATCCAGAAGACATTCTTGTTGATATTGGTGGTGTTGATGCATCTATTGGTTATCGTTTTCCAAATAAATTTAATATAGCAGTAGTGTACGATGGCAAAGAAGTAGCAACAAAAATTCAACCTTGCTTTCTTCGTGATATTAGTATTGTATATAATCCAACAAATTCAGCAATGCATAGTGGTGGTAAATTTACTGAAATAGATATGACTTTAGCATTTACTGAAACATCAACATTGAATAGAAAGAAAGTTGAAGAAGAAGGTTATTAAACATGACTACAAAATATTTTAAAAACTTTGAATCACTAGCATATAGATTTGGAAATTTAGAAGACCCAGTACTGTTTAATAATCTAACCCAATACGTACAGTTAATTGATGAGATAAAAACAAACGTAGCATTTTTAAACAAATACACAATACTTTCTGGTGATAGAGCAGATTCTTTATCACATAAGTTATACGGGACAACAGATTACTATTGGACATTTTATTTAATGAATGACCACTTAAGACTTAGTGGTTGGCCAGTAGACACAGGTGATTTATTGGCAACTGCGGCATCAAAGTATCCAAACAGATTTATTACATTTAATAATAGAACTACAATTGGTGGTACAAATGAAGATATCGCAGTAACATTTCCTGTTGGACAATCAGTCACGGGTGCATCATCAACTACTGTTGGTACAATTGTAAAAAGAAATTTAGATTTAGGACAATTGTTTATAAAGATTACAAGTGGGACTAAGTTTTCTGTTGGTGAACAATTGCAGTTTACTGATACAAATAGTAATGTAATCTCTCTTGTAATAGCAAGTGAAGGTGAACAATACAATGCAGTACATCATTATAAAAATACAGATGGCAAACAAGTTGATATTGACCCTTACCCAGAACCTGATAGTGATGGAACTAGAACAGTAAATACATCTGGTTTAATACCTGTTACCTATCGTGATAGACTTGAAACCAGAAATGATGAACTAAAAACAATTATTGTCATTAGACCAGACAGTATAGACAAAGTAGTATCAGATTTTAATAAAGCATTGAAGTCATAATATGGCAAACCCAAAGAGTCAACAATTTAAGTTAACTAAGGCGCATATCTCTGCGGATAGATTCGGTGGGTTTGATAAAAAATTCTTTGATGTTAAAAATCAAGTAGCAGAAATAAACATTTATGAAAGTATTGAAGAACTGTCTTTAACTGGTACAATTGCAATTGTAGATGATAAGTCTTTGTATGAATTAATTAATTTTAATGGTACAGAACGTATTAAATTAGAAATGGCAGGACTAGGTAAAGATACTGACCCTGTGTTTGAAAAAACTTTTATCATGACGAATATAGTTAAACAATTAAAAGGTAATGATAAGTCAAGTATATATGTGTTTGACATTATTGATGAACATGGATTTATTTCAGAAGCAGAAAGACTTCGTGGGTCTTATCGTGGACGTATTGATGATATTGTCAAAAGAATTAGTTTGACACAATTAAATAAAAGTGTTGATATCTCATATCAATTTCTTAGTAAAAAAGACCGAGTTGATGCAATACAAGATGATATACGTGTAATTATACCTAATCTTTCGCCAATAAATGCAATTAAATGGTTGTTATCAAGAGCAACAACACAAACAGGTTCTCCTTTCTTTTTATGGGCATCGATACATGACGAAAATTTAAGACTTGGTAATCTAGATGTTATGTATCGTCAAACACCATTCAACGATAAACTACCTTATACTTTTAATCCATCAAACGTAAATGTTGCAGAAGACAAAACAGAGTTCGAACAAGGATTTACTATTAAAGGATTAGGTTTAGGTGAAATGGGCGATACTCTTCATTTGGTAACAAACGGAAGTGTTGGCGCATCACAAAGTATAACTAATTTAAATACTGGCCAAATAATGCAACAACATTATGATGTCCAAAGAACAATCAATAATTTAGACCAACAAGATGTAATTAAAAAGAAAAATCAAAATGTCTTTGATAGAAAGTTTAAATTAAAAGATAAACTTATTAACGAATACCAAGGACAAAATGTTCATCAAGTAGTTTCAACAGGAACATATGGTAAATTTAAATCGTATCACGATGAGTTCGAAGAAGAAAAACATCTTAAAAAATTAGAATCTGCATCAATCAAAGACTTACTAGTTAAAAACATGATGTCTATTACAGTTCCGGGTACTGCATTCTTTCTTGGTAAAGCGGCAGTAGGTGATACAGTAAATTTAAGTATTGTTAATGATAACTTAGAAGTTGGTAAACAATCAAATGCAGATGACATGTTAGATAAAAATAAATCTGGTAAACATTTAATTTATGACTTGCGACACACTTTTAGAGGTACACAACATGACGTTACAATGAATGTTTGTAAATTAGAAAGAGAAGTATGAAAGAAAAATTTTTAAATCCAGTACCTTATGAATATTATGGAGATAATGTTCGTTGGTTTATTGCAACAGTTATTGATGCATCACCACCATTTGGGTTTGAAGGGCGTGTAAAGATAAGAATACATGGGTTACATTCAGAAGAGACATACTTATTGCCACAACAAGATTTACCTTGGGCACAATGTGTGCTTCCAACAACAGAAGGTGGTGTATCTGGCATAGGTAAATCACCAAAGATACAACCAAACTCATTAGTTTTTGGTATGTTTATGGATGGTAATCATTCACAAACACCAATAATTTTAGGTTCTTTACCACATTTAGAATTTCCAACGTTAATGCAAAACAATCAAGTGCTTGAAGATGTTGGTGATGATAGTAAACCTGAAGGTATATTCGGTAGACTAGCAAGTGTATTTACACCAAGAGATAAAGGAATAGAAAATGATAACACTAGTAGTAATCCAAGAAAATTTTCTGACACAGTTAGAGACAACAGAGTAAGACATTCAGTACAGTTTTTATTAAATTTAGGTTATACAGAAAATCAAGCAATTGCAATTACATCTAGTTTGTTTATTTCATCTAAAATGGTTACTGGTAAAACTGGACTTGGAGATTTTTCTAAACAAAGATTTTCTAACTTAATCGCATTTAGTCCAGCATATAAACAATTTACAACACAATTAGAATTTGTTGTTTTTGAACTAAGAGGTGAGAAACAAAATGCTAATATAAAAATACTACAAACTGATAGTTTAGAAGGTAAAAATTCTTTACCAGAAATTGTGACTAAATACTACTTAGAAAACAATGCATCTGGTTTTAAAGATGAAGTTGAAGCAAAAGCATTAGAAATTAAGGAGAGTATTGGTGAGTAGAGAAACTAAATCAAGAATTAATGCTCAATTAAAAAGACTAAAAAGAGAAGACAAAGAGCAGGAATATGTTAAAGTAAACTTGCCAAAAGCAAGTGACCAACTTCGTGCTAAATTAGATACAACTATTGGTAGAGATTTAACAGAAATTGGTGGTATAAAACCTTTAGACATAGTGCAAAATGCAAAGGGTGATGTTATACAAGGTGAAGGTGTTGCTCTTATTACTGAAAATTTACCTAGTATCAGTGGTGCTAATGACCCTGGGTTAATTACACTACCATATTCTGCTGGTAGTTTATCAACTAATTTTGGTGGTTCTGATTCTGGTTTTAATTCATCGTTCAATGTTAGTGCGACAAAAACTGGCGGAGATTCTGCTCAACCTATTTCTACAATACTAGGTGAAATAACAGGTGCGCCTGCTTTAAAATTATCTTTACCTAAACTTAATTTAAATATTGCAGGTGGTGGTAGTCCAACAAGTATAGCAGAAGGTATTGATGGTGCAGTTGCAAAAGCAAGTGCTAAAGCATCATCAATCGCAGATGCCGCTAGTGGTATTGCATCTTCTCAAGAATTAACTGAAATAGCAAATGTTACTCAAAATCTTGATGCCGCTGGTGCCGCAGAAGCAGTAACTAAATTAATATCTGGCATACCTGATTTAAAAACTACAAAAAATCCAGAAGATGTTTTGGGTAATGTTGAAAATAAAACAGGTGTAAAAGAACTTCAAGCAAAAGCAAAAGAAACTAAACTTAAACTTCAATCTTTTCCTGGTGTAACAGATTTTGTTGGTAAAATTAAAGATTTAGCAGGAGACATAGGCGAATTTGTTGACAAGGCCACCGATGCCATAGCAACTGTAGTAGCAACAATTGCCACAGGTTTAGATGGCGTGTTACAAAATATTACAGAAAAAATAACATTAAATACAGAAAACAAAGTAAAAGGCATTACTGGCAGTGGATTAGAAAGTGCTGAGTTAAGAAATATCACAGAAGATATAGCAAAGAAAACATCACAAGGTGATGCAAATGCAATCAAGGCAGTACTTGGAAATGCAGACATTGGCGACAAAATGAAAGATATTGTAGATAAAGTAGAATCTCCTGCAAGTCCTTTAGATTTTAAAAACGAAATAAAAGATAAAGCAGAAAAATCTGGCGTATCAAAAGATGAAATAGATAATGCAACAAATACAGTTGATAGAGCAGATAAAGAAATAAAATCATTAAACACTACAATTGCTGGTCAAATGGTATTAGATGCAAACTTTTATGACTTACCAAAACCTATTGGTGAAGAGATTACAAAGTGGTCAGGTAAAAATAGTGGTGACGAAGTATTTACTTTTGTATCTTCTGTTGAAGAATTAAATTCAGAAATACATGCAATTTCAAGACCATTATCAGAAGTGGTAATCCATGCAACTGAAACTGCGACTGATAAAGACATTGGTGCAATAGAGATAAATAACATACAATCACAGTTAGGACATGATGGTATTAGTTATCATTATGTTATACGAAGAGACGGAAGATTACAAAGAGGTAGACCACCAGATAGAGTTGGCGACCATACGTCTGCAAATGGTCATAATAATCATTCTCTTGGTATTGTGCTTGTTGGTGGAATTAATGTTGCGACTGGCGATACAGATGCACTTGGCAATAGGTCATCGTCTGCATTTACACGAGAACAGTATACAACACTTGAAAGATTCTGTCAAGCATTTTATAGTAGATATCCAGGTGGTAATATCTTTGGACATAATGATTTAGATGCAGAAGAAACTGACCCATATTTTGACGTGCAAGAATATACAGAAACAGTATTTAGAAAACAGTTAAATGGTATAACAGACCCACTAAACGAAGGACCAGTTGACCCAACTTCAACTACACTAAACACATGATATATAGTAATGAATATGGTACAGTAGACTTGTTATCAGAACAATTCTTAAAGTCATTAAAAAGTGACGAAGGTACTATTGGCATGAAACTATCGGGTGGTGCTGATACGGCATTATTATTATACTTAGTTGCAAAAGAAATAAGTGAAAGAAATTTAAAATTCGATATACTACCATATACTTTTAATGATAAACCAGATAGATTTATCGTTGCTCAGATGATTGTGAATGAAATTAAAACAGTTTTTCCAACTGTTAGATTTAAAAAACATCAATATGGAAATATCTCACCACCATATAGAAGAGTATTTGATAAGTGGGCCCTTAAATTAACAAAAGAAAACGACATAGTTTTTTTTACAAATGCAACGAATTTACCAGCACCACTAAATGTTATTACAAATAAAGAATTAGCAGAGTTTGTTGGAACACGAGAGGCACCAAGAAATTATGATACTCAAGACTTAGAACGAATTGGAATAAAAAACACACCAGAATATTCACCATTTAAAAATGTTGATAAAAGATTTACTGCTCAAGTATATGAAGATGAGTTTTTATTAGAGACTTTATTTCCATTGACTAGGTCATGTTTAGGAAGTGCAGAAGTTACTGACTATCATGAAAAACCTTGCAAGATGTGTTATTGGTGTGAAGAAAAATATTGGGCATTTGGTCAATATGATGCAGTAGGATAATTAGATGACAACTAAAAAAGATAATTTTAAATTAAGAACACAGAAACTAGGTTCGGGTTTAGAAGAAAGTCTTGGAATACAACAACAAGGTTTTCAAGACCCAACTGGTGAATTTCCAAAAAGGACATACAACTTTGGGTCATCAATAAACCAAGCGGCAAGAGGTGCTAAAATTAATAATCTCTACACAAGTGGTGGAGATATTGGTATATCACTTAACATTGAAGACCAAAGACCTTCAGAGTTTCCTTTTAATCAAGTAGATGAGACTACATCTGGTCATGTTGTTGAATACGATGACACACCAGGTGGTGAAAGAATTTTAATTAAACATCGAACTGGCGCTGGTGTAGAAATGAGAGCAGACGGAAGTGTTATCGTTTCTTCGACAAATAACAGAATCGAAGTCACAGGTGGTGACCAAACAACTATAGTCGAAGGTGCTGGTAATTTAGTCTATAAAGGTAATCTTAATTTAGTAGTCACAGGTGATTACAATGTTGATGTTGGTGGTAACTATAATGTACAAGTTGCTGGTAATATGGTTGAAGGTATCTCAGAGAATCATCGAACATTTGTTACAAAGAACTCAGAGTATGTCACAAAAGGTACTAAGTCCACTAAGACTATTGGTAATCATACTGACATTATGTTAGCAGATAATCACCAATATGTCAAGGGTAATCAAAACAATTGGGTACAGGGTGATATTGAAATTGCTACAGAGCAAGACATGTTTGTATCTGCAAAGAGTTCTCTTGCAATGACAAGTGAAGTCTTTAATGCAACAGGTGTTAAACAAGTATCAATCTTTGGTATGAAAGGTTCTATTGGTGGTAAACAAGTTGACTTTACAGGTCAAGTGTTTCAAGGTAATGAAGGTCCAGCACCATTTACTAGTGGTGCCGCATTCTATGGTT